CAGGAGTTCGGGTCTTCGCTGCTACGCAGCGGAGACCTGGACCCCATTTACATCGCACTGCACCGCCAGAAATGGCCGCTGACCCAGAAGCAACGGTGGCTCATTGCGTATTGGTGCTATTACCACTGCGGTGTGGCCTGCTGGCTGAGTGAACGCGAGGGCGATGACTTCTGGTCGGCTGGCTCCATGGCCGCCGCAAACGTGCAACTTGCGCCCACGAGGGAAAGATGGCCCCGGGGACGGGAACGTCGGCACTTCCGGGGGGCCGCTGCCGTGTTGGCTTGGGCCCAGCTGGGGGATGCTTACCCCGAGCCTGAGCGCATGGTGGAGTTGATCTGCGAGCAGGCCCCGGACTTCAAGGCAGTTACCGGCAAGGTGATGGAGCACCAGTTGTTTGGGCCTTGGATTGCGTTCAAGGTCGCTGATATGCTGGACCGAGTGCTTGAGGTGCCGGTGGACTTCACCGAGGCAGCCGTGTTCATGTTCAAGGATCCGGTCAAGGCTGCGGTTATGTACTGGAACCAGCAGCACGGCCGCGACCTTGAGGATGGGCCGGGGGCACCTTTCCTCCGCAATGTAATCATTTCGTCTGTGGTGGCTGAACTCACCACCTACTTTGCTCACACGCTCGCCCCGCCGCGTGATGAGCGTATGGTCAACATCCAGGAGATCGAGACCATTTTGTGCAAGTGGAAGTCCCATATGCACGGGCACTACCCGGTGGGGTTGGATACCCGGGAGATCCGGGAGGCTGTGGAACTGTGGACCCCCCACAGTGACGCAGCTAGGAGTTTTCTGGAGGCAATGCCGTGATCAAGAGATCACAATGGGCCCACGACCATGCGCGGTTGATGGTGTACATTGAGACCCGGGCAGTGGACCACGGGGGAGAACTCCAAAACAGTCACATGCGTTGCAATCCCAAAACCCATCCAGTGTTTACGGAAAGGCATCACCGGGATTTCCCCTTGTCATGCGGTACTCGCTACCTAAATGAAATGGGCCACTTGGACCGAATGCCGGATCACGATGATTGGGACTGTGCAGAGGAGTTGGGGTCCGAGGGCCTGATTATCAACGTGGGCACAGGTATCCGTCCGGTGTTCAAGTTCACCGAAGAGGGATGGGCCTGGGCCCACCAGCTACGCCGGGAGAGGGCTGATTGGCTACCCGGAGGAGAGAGATGAGCACAGTAGCCTGGGACGGCAGAATCCTGGCGGCCGACCGGATGGGGATGTTCGGGGACATGAAGGTCCAGGCCCCCAAACTGTGTGCTCTACCCAATGACTATGTGGGGGCCATAGTGGGGAATGATGCTGCTGGAAGGATCATGATTGAGTGGTTCACGGCTGGGGCAGATCTGAAAAACTATCCCCCCTGCCAGGCAGACAACGACACCAACGCCACGCTGATTGTGGCCCGGGGGGAGGAGTGCCGTTTCTATAGCCTTCACCCCCATGCTATTGACGTGCATAATCGGTTCATGGCCTGGGGCTCAGGTCGGGACTTTGCCATGGGGGCCATGGCCATGGGAGCGGACGCCAGACGAGCCGTGCAAATTGCCAGCAAGTTCGACGCCTACACCGGTATGGGTGTGGATGGGGAGACGCCATGAGCACGAGTTACTACCGGCTGGTGGAGCCATTTTCTAACATCAAGGTGATAGGCAACATGATCACCTTGAGGTCAAACGATAGACCTGCTGGCATCATCTTGGTGCCCCCAGAGTTCGTCATTCAGGTGGTTCGGTTGTTCCGGCCTTATGAGGAAGACGACCTTGCTCCTATGCGCACTCACTGGGGTGGCAAGGAACTGGGCACTGTGGTGACGGTCAACGAGGTACTGGCCGACGACATCACACTCATTTCTGAGTATGGGGAAGTCCTCACCGTGGCCCAAATCAAGGCCCGGGCCGGGGTGCGTCGGACCGACGGATTTCCAACTGAGCTGGTGGGGGTATCCCCAGAAGTGGATCCAGGCTTCAATGCAACATAGAAGTCTGATAGCCAATGGAATGGTCCAGATCAAGTGCCCCAAGCACAAGAAGGGGCAGCTCCGGATCCAGATCTATTTCCCCAACCTATCCGTCCACTGGGACAAGCACCTGCGGCAAGTAGTGGTCAGAGCACATACAGCAGCCTCTGCCTCAGTTTGGCCCAGCAACGATACACAGCATTTGTGTTGGGCAGCTGGATTCGCGCTTCTGGGTTTCGGCGTGGGCCTGGGATGGGATGGGGAATGGACGGAGGCCGAGTTGTCCCGTCAGGCCACTTTCAAGGCAAATGAAGAAGCCCGGCGAGCGCGATCCGCTTAGGATTGGATCCAGGCTTCAGAAATGGATACAGGCTTAATGTTGATTAACCGCACACCGTTGGAGACCTACGAACTGGGTGGCTGCCCAGTGCTGGTCAAGCGAGAAGACCTATGCTGCCCTCCGCCGGGGCCGTCCTTCAGTAAGGCCCGGGGCGTGGTGGGGCACATCCAGAGCTTGCCCATGGACACCATAGGCGTGTTGGACACGTTCCATTCCAAGGCCGGATGGGCGGTTGCGTGGGCCTGCAATCGCCTAGGCAAGCGGTGCGTTGTGTACTGGCCCCGGTACAAGGCTGACACGGAGCGTGTGCCTCGCGTCCAACAGCAAAACGCGCAGCAGTTAGGGGCGCACCTGGTGGACCTACCGGCGGGCCGCAGCGCCGTTTTGTACCATGCAGCCAAAAAGCACCTGGCTGCCAATTGGCCCGGGGCCTACATGATGCCCAATGCTTTGAAAATCTCAGAGAGCGTGGAGGAGAACGCGGCTGAGGTGTTGAGAACCAAGTTGCCCCCTGGGGGCACTTTGGTCATCAGCATCAGCAGTGGCACTATTGCTGCTGGGGTTATCCGCGGACTTCACCTATCCCACCTTTGGGGCAAATACCAGGTTATTGCCCATATGGGCTATAGCCGGAGCTTTGAAGCTGCCGGGCGGTACATGGAAGAGAAGTCCCGCGTCACCCTGGACGGGTTTGTTGACATAGTTGACGAGGGTTACGCCTACAAGGATGAGGCAAAAGGCAAAGCCCCGTTTCCTTGCAATAGCCACTATGATCTCAAGGCTTGGAACTGGCTCAGCACTCATATCGAGCAGCTGAAAGCTCCAGTGGTGTTCTGGAACATCGGGGAATAGCGTGGATTACTGGGACTTTACAGCAATACAAGAAGCCTTCTTCAATACCTTTCCAGGTACTCGACGGGTGTGTAGTCGTGGTGGAGTGTACCGTTTGCGTGGAAGCACGTTGACCATGATATCACCATCACGTAACTGGAGCTTCAATCACTTGGATGAGGAGTTTCAGTTCAAGAAGTTCCGGAGTTTCTTGCGTAGTGATGTGCCTGAATACGTGCCCCGCAACCGTAATGGTAAAACTTGGTATGTTGATCAGGGATTCGTACCTTCATCATCAGCCAACCAAGAAGTGCGCCGGGGCCTCAAGGAAGGGGTTACCTTCCAAATCCCAACCCAGGCTGAATTGCACCACCTACTGGTGACCTGGAAAGCGTGGGCCCAGTCGCGGCACTTCATGGTGGTCACTGGTCACTACAAATCCATGATCGCGCACCCGGGCATGCTTTGGCACGGAGTGTACTTAAACAGCCATCTTGTAGGGGCTATCGGCTATACCCTCCAAAACGAATTGGCCTGCATTGGATACTGTAAGAGTGTGCCTGGTCATTGGTGGTTGGGAAAGTGCTTGTGGATCACAGCCCTTGACCGCATACTTGCTCAAGGCCCTAGCCGAGTCATTTGCGGTGATACAGCAGACAAGATAAAGGAAGCCATGGGCTTTTCACCCATGCCGGCCTATCGTCTACAGCCCAGGGAGTTACCATGACTGACCCTCAGTTGACCAATGACCTACTCCAGACCGATCCATACAGGTGGTTCATGCACAACGAGCCGTCTCTTAATCTGACACCTGTGGCGGTGGATGAAGAGACAGGCTTGAGGTACACCGAGCGTGACATTGGTCTCACGCGCAATGCAACCCCCGAGCACACCAAGCGCATGAGAGTTATTCTGGACCCCATGCCCCACGTCATTCTAGACCAGCACATTCCGTTGCGTGGCTGGTACAAGGCCAAATTCGAGCCTGCCGCCGTGCGGCCCCGGCCCTGTTACACCGAGGCCCTGCTTACCCAGCCCTACGGCGGATTCTGCCATGTGGGCTGTGGCTTCTGCTACATCAACAACGGCATTCGGGGCTATCGGTCACAGGGGGTGTCCACGGTTGATCCCCAGTACCCGGTGAAGATCGCCAAGCAGTTGGACAAGATGAAGATCGGCTCTGCGGTTTACCTGTCCAGCTTTATCGATCCGTTCTTGCCCATGGAGGATATTTATCACATCACCGAGCGCACAGCCCAGGCGGCGGTGGACCGGGGACTGCCCATCTTCTTCCTCACCCGACTCAAGGTGCCCGGGTGGGCCTATGATATGCTCAAGTACAACCCCCACAGCTATCAGCAGTTCTCCATCAACACGCCCAGCGCGGCGGACTGGCGACTGCTCAGCCCCCGGGCCTTGCCGCTGGAGGACATGATCGACCAGGTACGTGAAATGCACAAGCAGGGCATCTACGTGTCCATTCAGGTCAACCCGGTTGTGGCGGGGGTGACCTCGCCGGAGCAGATATGTGAGCTGATCCATATGCTTGCTATGGCGGGGGCTGATCACCTGATCTTCAAGTTCGTGGAGATCGTCCATACGTCAGTCACCGCACTGATCAACAACATGATCAGCCGCTTTGGGCCCAGCCGGGGTGGGGACTTCAAGAAGCTGTTCACGCAGAACATCGGTGGGGTGCGTACCATCGCTGAAGAGTACCGCATTATGGCCTTGGACATGTTCAGCAAGGAGTGCAAAGAAGCCGGAGTGACCATGTCCTTGTGCTATGAGTATGAGTATCAGCGCGACGGCGCAGGCAAAATCATCAACAAGACCGGGGTGAACCTTGGCCCCAAGTACATGACCAGTGACCAGTGCCACGGCCATAGGGTGCCTGTGTATGTGAAGCGTGACGGGTTGTTCAAGCCCCTGGAGGTGTGTCCTCCGCAGGGATGTTTGACTTGTTCGGATGTGCCCTGCGGGGACGCCCGCTTGGGCTTGGCCACGGCTCTCACTCCCATCGATCTGAACACATTTGAGGGGGAATGATGGACTGGGAAGCTCACTTTGTGGACCCTAACAATTTCAAACCCTACCAACGCAGTTATGCGTTGGCCACGTGCGTGCTTGTGGTGGCCACCAGCCGGGTTGAGGGCATGTGGTGTGCCTATTGCAACGATGTGCCCGGACGTAGCCACCAGCATGAGGCCCAGGGCGTGTTGGACCACGGCGACAAGCTGAGGGAAGAGGTTGCCCGGGCCATGTTCCCGGAGTTTGAGGGGGTGCCGTATGCCGGCTGATTTGATTCTCACGGTGACCCCGATGTCTTGTCAGCCGCTGTCAGTTCGCGAAAAGGTGCGGGTGGAGTTTACCGTCCAGACCACCACTGTGCTGGAAGCACAGGAATGGATCCAGGCTGTGGCCCGGTACGCGGTGGCCTACGGCAAACTGCCTGAGGTGCCCAAGGGCTAAACCCAGAAATGGATACAGGCGTCATGGATGAAAAGAAGGCACCCTCCACCGATGAAGCACCGGTGGAGCGCAAAATGAGCTTTGGCACCCGCAACCATAAGGTTGTGGTTCGGTTTCAGCCTGCGCTCAACGATGAAATGATTGAACTGACGCCGTGGCAGGCACGCGAGTGGGCCAAGCTGCTCAAGCGCATGGCCACGTTGGCCGAGGCTACCCCCAACCCCCCGAGGAACCATGATCATAAACATCCGGGGAACTAGCGGCACAGGTAAAACCCACATGGTGCGCGCCTTCATGGCCGACCACCCGGGGTGGGAGACACGTTTCATTCCGGAGAGGAAACGCCCCTTGGGGTATTTTCACCCGGGTGGGAACGGCCCTGAGCATATGCAGGGTGGGGTGTACGTGGTCGGCAACTATGAGTGTGCGTGCGGTGGAACGGATACCCTGCCCTCATGGGGGTTCATTCATAACGTGGTTCGTGAGGCAGCACTTCAAAGACAGCATGTGCTATTTGAGGGGCTGCTGTGGAGCCATGAGACCAGGCGCACCATCCTGTTGGCCAAGGATTTTGAGGTGCAGGTGTGGGGAATTCATCTTCCTATTGAGGAGTGCTTGGCTTCTATCAACCAACGCCGCCGGTTGAAAAAGCCAGACGCCCCCGAGGTCAACCCCGCCAGTACCCTCAGTGGGGCACGCCAGACCAGGGCTGCTCTGCTGAAGCTGGAGGCCAATGGGGTAAGGGTTGTCCATGGCACGCGCAATGAGCTAGCGGACCTGTTGGAACACACCTTGGGGGCACTGTTATGATCGTCAACATCCGCGGCACCAGCGGTTCGGGAAAGTCCCACATCATTCGGGCCATTATGGACCAGTACGGGGGCAAGGACAGCTTTGAGCCGGTGATGCTGGAGGATCGCAAAAAGCCCTTTGGATATTACTCCACATCCGGGGGCTTGTTCATCCCGGGCCATTACGAAAGCCAGTGCGGGGGATGTGATACCATCCACGGCCAGGACACCATCTTCAACCTCGTCCGCTCCTGGGCTGAACGTGGAGCCAACGTGCTGTTTGAGGGCCTGTTGGTGTCTGAGGAAGTGCGGCGCACAGTGGAGTTGGCTCGATCCTACAACCGGGGCTTTCATGTTCTGGCTATTGATCATCCGATTGAGGAGTGCCTTGCCTCCATTAATGTCCGCAGGCGTCTGAGGAACCCAGACGCAGCGGACGTTAATCCAGCCAACACCACCAATCGGATCAAGGTGATTACCAGAGCTATGGGCCGCCTAACCACAGAAGGAATACCAGCTCGTTGGGGCACCCGGAAACAGGTACTGGCCTGGACCAAGGAGTTCTTATGCTAGTGGAGCAGTTCTTTGCTACAGCCAAGGAACGCTATTACATCCGGGTGCTCCGTGAGCGTGGAGCTTTACCACCCTGGACCACGGACCCGGTATTCCAGCAGTACCGATTCTGTAACGTGTTTCGGGAGGACGACAAGACCACTGTTTGGTTCCGAACCAATGTGCGTGAGCCGATGATGTTTGCCTCAGCACGACGTCAGCTGCTAGCCACTGTGGCTTTTCGGACCTTCAACCTGATCGCAACCGGTGAGCGCATCCTGCCCGTACTGTTGAAGCAGGGTTGGAACACGGAAAAGGTCCGCAAAGCTATGGAAGGTGCGCCCCGGATAGTCACTGGAGCCTACATTGTGCGCACCCCCAAGGGCATGAACAAGTTGGACGGCATTTGCTGGATGATGGAAGAGTTTATCACGGGGGGCTTTGATCGCCGAGTGTTGCGAGCTTCAAGTCTCCAGGCTGCGCATGCGGCTCTGGTTGAGGCCCCCCTCCAAGGTCCATTCACTGCCTATGAAATCGTCAGTGACCTGCGACATAGCTTGTTTCGACACGCACCCGACATCATGACCTGGGCCAATCCTGGCCCCGGAGCCCAGAGGGGGCTGCGCCGGGTGTTTGGAACGGAGCGGAGCAACAAAGCGCAACGGCTGTTGCAGATGCAGGAATTGCTCCAGCTTTCACGCCCTCAATCATTCTACTGGCCAGAAAGCTGGCCCCAGTGGGAAATGCGTGAGGTGGAGCATTGGCTGTGCGAGTTTGACAAATACCAGCGTGCTGGAGAGGGTGGCAAAATGAAACGGAGGTTCACGTGTTAATCTGTGCCCATGGCAATCTTTTGCGGGAAGAAAGCGGTCTGGTTCTGGTTCCCGACTGTGGTTGCCTGGCCAAGCCGTGGCCCGATCCCACCCCGGCGCAATTGGAGTCGCCGGAGTTCAACGCCATTTGGTTCATCCTCCGCGATTGGGACATCCATGTTCCCAACGTGGATAGCCCGGGCATGTACACCGGAGCCACCGGGAACCATGTCCGTGCCATTCTTGACGCATTGCCCCACCCCCGGGAGCGGACCATCAAGCTCCAGCTCCTGCGCGCTCTGGGCCAGTATATGGTTACCATGTCTGATGAAGAACTGGAGGACCGATTGTGCAGGTAATCCGTGCCCGTAACGTCCACGAGGCTTTGCCCGAGGCGGTACGGCTGATGGGGATCATCGGACGCTCCAGTCCCTCACGCAACGGGGAGGTATTGGTCAGCCCTGAGCCGGTCACCACCGTGTACGAGCGACCCCGTGAGCGGGTGGTGTTCTGGCCCCAACGCGATGCCAACCCGTTCTTCCATCTGTATGAGGCGTTGTGGATGGTGGGAGGCCGCAATGATGTGGGCTCACTGACCCGCTTTGTCCAGCGCATGGGGGACTTCAGTGACGATGGCAAAGTGTTCCATGGAGCCTACGGCTTTCGCTGGCGTCAGTGGTTCCAGATCGATCAGCTGAAGCTGATTGCGGAGGCATTGAAGGCGGACCCCAACAACCGCCGTCAGGTGCTCCAGATGTGGGACTGCCGCAACGACCTTCCGCTTCAGGAAGAACTGCGCGATGTGCCCTGCAACCTGGTGGTCCACTTCCAACTCCACCTGGGCGCACTGGACATGACGGTGTTTTGCCGCAGCAACGACATTGTGTGGGGCTGCTATGGGGCCAACGCCGTTCACTTCAGTGTGCTCCAGGAGGTCATAGCGGCCTGGATCGGTACTCCCGTGGGCAAATACTGGCACGTCAGTGACAACTGGCATGCCTACCTGGATAGTTATGAGCAGGTTCGGGGGTTGGCTGACTGCGCCGCCCAGCCTATGTTCTCCAAGGACAAGCCCCCGAACCCCTATGACGGTTGGGTGACCCCATTCCCCATGGTCAGTGTATCCATCGAGCAGTGGATGGAGGATCTGGATGTGTTCCTCAGTGCTGAGGGCAGGGTGATGGGATACCGTGACCCGTTTTTCCGGCACGTGGCCTTGCCCATGATGGCCGTCCACGACACCTTCAAGAGCATGGGTCAACCTGAGCGGTATGAAGTCGCCATTGCCCGGTGTGAGCGCATCAAGGCTGATGACTGGCGAATGGCCTGTGAACAGTGGCTGGAGAGGAGACTCACAGCGTGGCGCAATCGTACGATCACCCCCTAACCAATGTGGGCAAGGCCCTATTGGAAGCGGGCAAGGTGGAGCGGTTTCACTGTACCCCGCACCATCAGCCCTACAACGTGGCCACCCACAGCTGGGGGATGGCTGCCTTGTTGCGTCACCTTAACCCCATGGCCAGCCCTGAACTGGTCTGGGCTGTACTGTTTCATGACGTGGCTGAACGCTGGACCGGAGATATGCCCGCCCCGGCAAAGCGGTGGTTAAGCCCAGAGGCGGGGCGCGGTCTTAGAGCGGTGGAAGCGGGCATTTTGAAGGAGTTGGGGCTGGAGTTTGCGCTGCATCCGGTGGAACGATGCTGGCTTCATGCTCTGGACGTGTTGGAGCTGTGCCTGTACTGCATATCAGAAGTGCAGATGGGCAACAACTGCATGATCCAGGCCCGGGAGGCTTGCATGAAGATACTGTGTGAGGACACCTCAATACCCCAGCAGGTGAGGCAGTACGCTCTGGATTTTCGTAAGGGTCGGGTTGACGACAGCTTTGGCCATGGACGATAAGCTGCTGGAGTCAGCTTTGGCGTTTATGCGAGTGGACTGTTACATTATGGTCTGGTTAGAACCAGACGGAAGTCTGGGGTCGCTGGGCCATGCTGTAACATCTGACTTCATATATCGGGTCAGTCAACGACTTCAACAGTACCTACCCCAGATTGAGGACATCGAAAATGAGTGATCATCTGGAATACTTGCAGCGGATCGCCAATCATGACGTTGAGGTGCTGTACGTCAAGGAGGCCAGCTACCACGGCAGTTGGAAGAAGCGTGGCGGCATCGGGGCGTTCATGATGTTGGCCCGCAAGTGGGACCGAATTGAGGCGCAGGTTGGACGTCTACAGGTCCAGCCCAACGACCCAACCTTGGGGCCTCCCCAATTCGACATTTTCGCCCATGCTGAAGCTGACCGCCGGGATGAGGGCCTGATCGACGACATTCGTGACCTGCGCCGATACCTGTTGCTGGTGGAGGCAGAATTGGAGGCCCGGCGTGGAGCTTGAGGAGGCGCTGCTGGATGCAGACAACTGGCGTTGTCCCCACAGCTGTGGTGCCCGGTGTCAACCCCTGGCCAAAGGGGAATGGCGTTGGGATGGTCGGACAGGTGGCTGGCAGCACTACCATGGGAAGAAACACTGGTGGATCACCGCAAGGAGGATCGACATGGGGCGCACGGAGCCGGTTGAGGTGATGGGAGTGTTGAAGGCAGCCACGGGCAAGGCAATGCTGCTGGACACCGGCGATGGGGAGCATTGGATCCCCCGGTCCCAGGCCACCCTCATCAGCGGAGATGACGAAAAGGTAGGCGAGGAGTTGGTAATCGAAATCCCGGAGTGGCTGGCCATTGAGAAGGGCCTGGACTGATGCAGTTGCCGCTGTTTCCATTGGAAAGCAGTTGGACCCCAGTCCAGCCGGATGACTTGCCCAGCTGGACCGGGGCCAAGCGGGTAGGGCTGGACATCGAAACCCGTGACCCTCTGCTGTTAAAGTTGGGTCCAGGCGTCCGCCGGGGAGGGTACATAGTCGGGGTCTCCTTCGCAATTGAGGACGGCCCCGCGTACTACCTACCCATCCGCCATGGCGGAGGGGACAACCTAGACGCCAGTCAGGTCATGAAGTATCTTCATGACCAGGCTGGCGAGTACACCGGCACTATCGTTGGCACCAACCTCAACTATGACCTGGACTATCTGGCTGAGGTGGGGGTAACCTTCCCCCGTATTGCTGGGCAGCGTGACGTTCAGCTAGCTGACCCCCTGATCAATGAGCTACACGATCACTACAATTTGGACGCTATCAGCAAGCGGTGGGGATTTGAGGGTAAGAACCTTGACTTGCTGAACAGGGCAGTTTCTGATTATGGATTGAACAAGAAGAAACCCCGATCGGAGCTTTGGAAGCTGCCGGCCCGGTATGTGGCTGAGTACGGCATAGACGATGCTGTGCTCCCGCTGAAGGTGCTGCGTCGGCAGGAGCGGGCGATTGATGATGAGGATCTTTGGCAGGTGTACAACCTGGAAAGCCAGGTCCAGCCGGTATTGCTGAAACTGACTCGCCGGGGCCTGCGCATTGACCAGGACGCCCTGGACCGCATTGAGGCCTGGGCACTTGCTGAGGAAAAAGAACAGCTGCTGAAGATTTGGATCATGACGGATAGGAAGTTGGGCGTTGGGGACATCAATAAAAAGGAAGTCCTGGCCCCATTGCTCAAGCAGATTGGTATGACCCTATCATACACGCCCACAGGGCAACCGCAAATCGACAAAGAAGCTCTGACCTTTGATCACCCAGTTGCGGACTTTGTTAACCGCGCACGCAAGGTCAACAAGTTGCGCACTACGTTTGTGGCCAGCATACGCAACCACATGACCAATGGTCGCATCCACTGCACCTACAACCAGGTGCGTCACAACCGTGAGGGTGGGGAGGCAGTGGGTGCCCGGTATGGACGCCTGAGCTGTGAAAATCCCAACATGCAACAGCAACCCGCCCGGGACGACTTTGCTGATATGTGGCGGGCTATCTATGTGCCTGATGAGGGTAAGTTGTGGATGTCTGCTGACTACAGCCAGCAGGAACCGCGCATTCTCACCCACTTTGCTGAAAAGTTGGAATTGCCCGGGGCATACAATATGGCCGAGCAGTACCGCCGCAACCCCAAAACCGACAACCATACCTGGCTGACCCGACTCATACATCCTGAAACGGCCACCTGGGATGAGAAAAGCCCTGAATTCAAAGCCAAGCGGTTTCCTTGCAAGCAAACCTTCCTGGGCATTTGCTACGGTATGGGCGGGGCCAAACTGGCCCGCGACTTGGGCTTGCCCACGGAGTGGAAGGTGATGCCCAGCGGCAAGCGGGTGGAGATTGCGGGTAGGGAAGCCCAGCAACTAGCGAACCTATTTGATCAGCACGCTCCATACGTGAGGCTCCTGGCCGCACGTATGGAGGAAAGCGCCAGACAGTGGGGTTACATCCTCACGCTATCAGGTCGCCGCTGCCGTTTCCCCACCAAGCCCGGCACCAGCGAATACGACTGGTGCCACAAAGCCCTCAACCGCCTGATCCAAGGCTCTGCCGGGGATCAGACTAAAATGGCCATGGTGGCGGCCGATGCCGCAGGATTCAATATCCAGCTTCAGGTCCATGACGAGCTTGACGGCAGCGTGGACTCAAAGGAACAGGCGATGGAGTTGGCCCGGATGATGCAGGACTGTTGCCCCCTAAGCATCCCCAGCCGCGTGGATGTGGACCTTGGGCCCAGCTGGGGCGAAGCGAAGGAAGTAGCGTGACTGACGACGAGCTGACAAAACGGCTTTTGGATTCCATGGCAGCAGTTCGTTTGGGAGGCCTGTTGAAACCCGTGCATGAGCCAAATCTTCGACCGGAATGGGAACGTTTAGCTGAGTTTTACAATGTCTGCGAAGGTACACTGTTTGGAGTACCTATTGAAAACGTAACGGCTGATGAGTGGCGATGCCTGGCAGGTTTCTTTGCCAGTAGAGCTGTTACGGAACGAAAACATAAGGAAACGGAACGCGAGTGGTTGTAGGGCATATGGACCTAGGACAACGTGTTGTTCATGTGGATGGAAGTGTGGGTCACGTTGAGGCTGTTGACGGAGAGTTCATTGATGTGCGCTGGTTGACCCCATTGAATGTCCCATCCTGTGTGGTGTCAGTATGTAGGCTCAGTGACCTCACGCCCTGTGATGACAAGGTCTTGCCTAGACCCCGGAGTGCGGAGTGGTGGGCAGAATCCGAAGCCTTTTGCGGGGCTATTCGGGCAGCACTGGAGGAACACGACAATGGAAACCTGTGACATCTGCGGAGAAGCCGTACAACCGGATGAGAAGTTACTTGAATGCCGTGTGTGTTTGCGCAACGGCAGCACCGGTTGTTGCATGATGGGTGGCGTGGGGGTGCCGTGCTGTGAGTGCGAGGAAGCGGGGGAAGACTAGTGCCCGGCTGCAAGGAACTGGCTGAGGCCCTGAGCATACCGTGACTCATGTCATGAGGACGAGGACTGGGGCGTTGAAGTTGATGGGGTGGAATATTATGTGTGCTGCGCTATGATGGTAGCGGCGGAGGGTAAGTGAGACTGGGATACGCACTCAGACTGCTATGGTGGCGCCATCAGCAAACCGGCTGCTGGTGCTGGCATGCGTTTCGCCGGGAACTCAGGGGCAAAAAATGATCAGCAAGCCTCACCGCATCTTTGCAGAAAACCTTGAGCAAACGGCGCTTGATCAGTTTGAAAGTGCCATGGAGCAGCCGTTTGCGGTTAAGGGTGTACCGAAAGCGAACATCATGAAATTCTATGAGTCCAACGACTTGCCCGAAGACGCCGTTCCTCTTCGCGTTAATGGTCTGGGGTTTGACCCTGACTTGAACTACCTGCTGGACTACATGGCTGAATATGCAGCCTCACAGTGGATGGATGACGGGGACGGGGACTGCTACAAAGGCTGGCCCCGTACCTTTGTCATACTGGACGATGAGGGTAAGGAACTGGGGAGGCGCAAAGTGGATGTGGACTATGATCCTACGTTCATGGTGGTGGGGGAATGAAAGCCTGTGACTTTTGCCAGCACGTGATGACCAGCCCAGTGGGTTCTGAGGACAGATTCACCATCTGCCTCAATCCTACCTGTCATCAGTTTCGCCAACCCGTTTGCAGCAAATGCGGTTTGGACTACTCCCCGGGGGTGTGTAACTGCTTCCCAATCCACCGTAAACCCACCTGGCCCACGCGGTTCATCGGCCTGGCGGACCACATTGCGCAGTGGTCCAAGGACGAGAGCACCAAGGTGGGGTGCGTGCTGGTGGAGCCGGGGACCAATACGGTGATTGGGCTGGGGTTTAATGGGTTTCCACGTGGGGTCCAGGAAGTGGATGCCAGCCGTTGGACACGCCCCACCAAGTACCTATTCAGCGAGCACGCGGAACGCAATGCCGTCTACAACGCAGCCCGGCAGGGGCACCCCACCCAGGGTGCGCATGCCTACCTCAACTTCAACCCGATGACCAGCATCTGTAGTGATTGCGCCCGAGCCTTCATCCAGGCGGGTATCACAGCAGTATTCGGGCCCAGCAACACAGCCCAGGGACGCGCCGATATCCAGGGCGAGGGGGGCTGGCGTGAGCATTGTCATACCGGACGGATCATGTTAACCGAAGCCGGAGTGGAAGTTAAGGTGATCAAATGAGCGAGCAAACCATGCGGGGTGTAGTGGTCCGTGCCCTACGCAAACTCAACGCTATCGCGGTGGAAAATCCAGCCTTGCCCGGCACACCCGATGTCAACTATGTAGAGGGCTGGATTGAGCTGAAGAAGCTAACTGCCTGGCCAGTGCAACCGGAAACTGTGGTTCGTATTGACATCTTCACGCCACAGCAACGGGTCTGGCACATTCGCCGCCGCCTTGCCGGGGGAACGTCATGGTTCCTACTCCAGTGCGCAAACGAATGGCTACTGCTGGACGGAGCAGTGGCAGCCCTGAACGTGGGCCTGTGTACCCGGGAACAGTTGGCCGCCCTAGCCACCTGCCACATCCTGGGCACACCAAGGGAGCTAGAGAGATGGATCTCACAGCCGCAGAACGATTTTACCTTTGGCGACGCAGAACGGGCAAAACTCAA